AAGCCGATCTTCGGTTGGAAGCTGTTAGGATCGACCGCACGAACCATTGTGAGTGGCACGTAAGGGCAATAGAACAGACCAGCGTCATAGCTGTTTGTACCGCGATAACCGACCGTTGCATAGTCAACAGTTGCATATGGGTCAACGAAGACCTTCATTCGACCATTGAGGATACCAGCGAAGGTATTACCAGTGTCGTCAACATTAAGGTTCGTGGACAATGCAGGAGCATAGGCAAGAACACCAGCAGCAGCAAGAGCAGAAGCAACATTGCTGGAGCAAAGAACGAAGTTACCTTTACCGCGACGAGTGTCTTTGGCAATGCGGTTAGCTTCGACTTCAAGTTGGAACATAAGACCCTTGATCTTTTCAAGGAACCAACGACCGTCGGCATCAGTGTCAAGGTTGAATGTACCTGTACCAGCAGCAACGGAATCCGTCACTTCAGGAACTAAAGCTGGATTAACATAAGCACCAAGCTTAGCCTTCGCATTGACTGCAACGATGATTTCACGGTTGATTTCAGCCAAGATTTCGGTTGACAGGATGTTTGCAAGTTCGCCTTCAGCATCAAGACCGTGAACGGACTTGAGGTCTTGGGCAAGTTCCATGGTGTACTCGGCCTTCAGAGCGCGAGTCTTAGCAGTGACAGTCTGCTTGTCGATTGTGAAACCCATGTTACCAAAACCAGCACCGTCACCGGTATAACCATTTGGAGAAACAAGACCACCCGTTGTCGAGGTAGCATCGCCAGTAAGGCCTTCACCAACAGTAGTAGAAACAGGGCCGGAGAAAGCCGTGTCAATCGTGTTCATGAATGCTTCCTTGCTAGCACCAGTGGTATCATAGTTTTGATAGTTGGACTTCATTGCGAAGATCAGGCCAGTAGGCATGTTCATCGGCTGAACCGAAGCAATATCATAAGCGATGAGGTTAGGCATTGCACGACGAACCAGAGCGATAAGAACTGGATCCCAGTTGCTCACAGCACCAGTTGCAGTACCTTCACCGAGGAAAGAAGCTTGTGCGCGTTCTTCTTGGAGGGCCTTTTCTTGGTTTTCAAGCATCACAGCCGTGATTGCTTTACGATAGTTGTCTTTGAAAGCAGGAGCATCCTTGGCTTCAAGGATTGCGGACCACTTCTTTTCAAGTTGTTCTGAATTATACATAATTGTTATTCTTTAGTTGTTGGTTGTTTTGTTTTGGGATATGTCTCTTTTTCAATTAACCTTTAGCTTTCGCTAAACGAGACACAGCGGTTAAATATTTTGCCATTGTCGGAGAGATAGATTCATCGGAATCTGCACCTTCGATAATAACTTCTGTTGAATCATAAACTTCAGTCGATTCTTCAAGCGACTTCAGATTATCTTTATTGGAGAAGTAAGCTTCTTTGATAGTTTCTACCTTATTACGGAAGGTATCTTCTGAAACGAATTCGATGTCTTGGACAAGATCGTTGAGTTTTGCAGCTTGTGTATCAGCAAGTGAATCGGCAGCTTCAGCAAGAATCTTTTCACGAACAAGCACTTCGACTTTTTCGCTGAGAGATTGAACTTCGGACTGATTATCTTGAAGTGATTCCTTGAGACGAGCAACTTCGGATTCCATATCGGAAACGATGTCTTTCTTGCTTTCTGGAACTTCAATATAATGTTCGACAAATACCGACTTCATTGCAGAGATAAAGTTCTCAGCAACTTCAGTGCGAAGGGTGCTTTCAAGGGCAACCTTATTGTCTTCCACCCATGCTTCGACAACATAAGTCAGATAATTATCAACCTTTTCAGCAAGATCATCGCGTTGTTGTTCGCTTTGTTCTTGAAGTTTGGTTTCAAATTCTTCAGCCAGACGTTGCTTTTCTTCACGAACCTTTGAAGTAAGTGCAGCTTCAAAAAGAATAGCTGTCTTTTCTTTAAATGATTCGGTAAGGTTAGCTTCTGAATCGGTCAACACCTTGAGGTCTTCAGTGTAGTCAACGGATTCTTTCTTAACGGCAGCAGTAACTGCATCACGACGATTCTTCAGATACTCATCGGATTTATCGGAATCGCCATCATTATCGATGTCGTCATCTTCTTTACCAACAGCATCCAAAGCTTCGGAAACCCTTTGGAGTTTATCCAGAACAAAGTCACTCGAACCAACTTTACGTTGATTGAACTTGATCTTTGATACTGGTATGTCCTTAGACTTGAACGTGATACTATCGGTTCCGATATCTGTAACAACACCAAAATTGGTCTTATCACCTTTTTTCATTCCCTTAGCACGATTTGCGATTTGCTCAACGCCTTCTTCTAATTCAATGGAATCTTCTTTCACGTATTTTTCCATATTCTTATCTAATGCAAGTTTAGCAACTTTTTCAGCATTGCCTCCATATTCATCTTTACTGAAATATCTCACGGCTTTGCCTGATGCTGCAACAATTTTGAAGTTTCCTTTTCCATCAGAATCGACGTGAGGTCTCACACCTTCTTCCATGTCATCTTCATCGTTATCATCAGATTCACCCATTTCCGATTCATCGGTATCGGCATCATCTTCAGCTTCTTCTTTTTTAGTTTTAGCTTCGATCAAATCAACTTCATCAGAAACTTCAGCTTGTTCTTCGGAAACGATAGTCGATTCCTGTTCAAGCCCTAGTTCTTCAGCAAGTTGTTCTACGGTAACATCTTCGATGATGTCTTCTAATTGGTTGTTTTCTTCCATGTAGTTTAACTTTCTATTTTTTAGAGATTGGTGAGGAAATCGTTAAAGATTCTTACTTGAGCCTCGGCAATGCGAGAAGCTGGAGCCTTCTTAATTTCAGTCACATAATTTTCAATCTGTTGAGGCTTGAAGATACCATTTTCATGAATCCAAGAAACCCCTTCCATTATCCCATTAACAAAAGCAGCAGGGGCAGAAGGGTCTTGAACAATATCAACTGTCGCCAGCATGAAATCATCCTTGACATAAGTTGAACCACCACGTGACTCAACAGTTCCCATACCTCTACTGGATACACCTAGACGAACACCACCCTCAATTAATCCTTTCACAATTTTACCCATCGGAGTGTTCAGAATGAGTGCCTTCCCAACAACGTCATCACCAGTCCATTTAAGTTCTGTGATGCGATGTGAAACTTTATCTAAGTTAATACCGGGGCCATCTGGGTGATTAAGTTCACCAACGGCGCGACCAGACATAACTTGCTCTGTCACATATTTGTGAACAGCTTCTTTTAAAACTTGACGTGGATAGATGCGACGATTCTTGTTCACTCGTTCTGCCTGCATGAATACACCTTCGATGAAGACATTCTTTTCAGCTCCAACGCTTTCGGTGACGTATTGAATATTTACGTCATTATGTTCAGTAATTAATTTCATTAAGCTTTTTTGACAAGATTCTTATAGAGTCCGCCTGGTCCACCAAGCTTACTACCAGCAGGGCGATATTTACCAAGTTTATACTTCTTGTTATATTCGTCTTGGCTCATTGCACCTGCATTGACTTTTTTCATATCAGATTGTTTACCAGGTGTTGGTGCTTCATCGAGATCATCTTCGTCTTCTGGAAGATCTTTAGTCACATCTGGATTGAGAATTTCTTTTTTAATAGAAACAGATTCATCAACTTTATTATAGATGTCAGCAGTAATAGCAACACGCTTAATGTCAAGAACAGTATTCACTTTATCGGTAATAGCAGTAGAGAAAGCTTCTCTAGCTAATTCGCCACTACCACTCATTATAGAATCGATCAATTGCCTTGTTTTGCTCATAGATGTATATTTATTAAATTATATTTATATAAAATTATATTTTGACTTATCAAGCTGGCGGCTGCTCTAGTGGACTAGCAGGTTCATTTGGATCAATTTCACCATCTTGGCCATCGGCAGGAACATCTGGTTCAGCAGCTGCTTTTTCTTTCTGAATATCAGCATCGATATGCTCAATATCTTGATCTGTTTGACGAAGAATATTATGGCGAATCCATTTTTCGGAATAATACTTACCAATGTATTGTTCCAAAGAACCAAGTATATTCAACCGCTCTTGCATGATCTCAAAATCTTTAAGTTCCGAGAAATGATTGTCTTCAGCAAAGTCAACAGCGATATTCTCTCTAATCATCTCCCAATCACTTTCAGTGCAGATACCCTTTAACAAGAGCTGAACACGAAGCATATCAATAAACAGGTATGAGAACTTCTTACGAAGTCGAGAAACAAATTTATGAAACTTAACTTCATCTCTGGAAATCTCGGATGATCGTCCCATGTTAAATCCATTATCAGCCTGAAGTCGGGTAATAGGAACATTCAGAGAACGATAAAGTTTCTCTTGGAAGAACTTAACATCTTCAATCTGACCAAGGTTTTCACCGCCTGGAAGAGTGGTGATTTCGGTACCACGACCTCCTTCACGACGAGGCAACCAGAAATCTTCAAGCATACTCATTGCTTTACGATCATCTCGAATGTCGCCAGTATTCATGTCATATACCAGCTTGTTGCGATATTTCGACATGATCGACTGGACATATTCTTCAGCCTTACCCTTTGGAAGGTTACCAGTATCAATATAGAAAATTCTACGCTCGGGAGCACGGGAGATACGATAGATGACCAATGCATCTTCCATCATACGAAGCTGATTCACAAGCTTCAGCGATTTATGCATATTGGAAATAACTGTTCGACCAGTCTCATCTACAATACCAGAAGGGACATATACAATAGCATTTGGATCAATCTTTAACTGCGATGCGGCAGCACCAACATTATTCAGACCTACACTATCACCAAACAAAAAGTATTCACCAGTGGTTTCAATAGTTTTAACACCAGTGTTCTTATCCATTCTGGAAGAGACTTCACGAACCTTCTTGATCTTTGTTGGATCAACATATCGGACCTCAACAATACCATCTTTTGGTTTTTTAGTGTCAATGATAAGATGATAGTAAAGCCTACCATCAATATACCAACGACGGAAAATTTCGGTGCCATCACGATTGAAATTCAGCACCTTAATAATATTATCAAACTCTGTAATGATCTTTTTCTTAATCGAATCTGGATATTCCAGATCATCAAGCATTAGACTAACAGATGTACTATCTTCATCGGAAACAATGGCCGCATCAACAATATCAGAAATGGCAGCATCACACTCTGGCAATGTAGCAGCATTTCGATATTTAATGATAATATCTCTTTCATTGACAATAGCCGTGCCATCGATGTCAACAAATTGACCAAAGTATCCAGAGGCAGCATTAACTAATGAAGTGCCCTCTTTGTCCATTGGTGGGACAAACGAAACCACATCTTCTGGTTCTTTATTGTCCTTGCCCTTGGCAATCTTTTTCGAGATTTCAAATCCAAATAATTCCATAATAGTATATATACCGAGTAATCACGGATAGAACATGATTACTCGGTATAGGGGTGTAATTAAATATTACGTTGTTGTGTTAGACTCCCAGTATTGGTAAGCCAACTCAACGGTGAATTCTTCAACTTTATCGACATCATCGTAGCTAAGATCAATAGCTTGGATATTCACTGGGAAAGCATTCACAATCTTATATGACTTAGTAATGTTTTCTTGACGACTAAGTTGATGAACAACCATATTTTGCATGTATGAAAGTGCATTATTACCACCTCCATAATACGAAATGTTTTCGGTGTGAGCATTCACGAGATTCATCCATTCTTCGAATGCATTGCGAACTTCCATTCCATTGTCATTGATAACCGTGATGGTCCAATTTTCAAAGGTACGATCACCAGCAATCTTTAGCTTACGTCCACGGAATGGAACTTCAATCGGGCCGATAACACTCGCTGGGAGTGAAGCAGCCTTAATCATAAATGCTGATGTGACAATATTTCCAGTGGTAGCCGAAGGCCAACCAACTTCAACACTGAATAGGTTTGGACGGGCACCACCGCCTTTTAATTGTGCTTTAAAATCATCTAATCCTGCCATAATAGTAGTTTCTTTAAGTATTTAGTTGTTATTATTTATAGGTTATATTAGCCAACTAAAGTCTTAAATTCAACACCAGTGCGAGTAGCGATGAAGTTAAGTGTAATAAAGTTAACCGAATGGACAGGCTTAATGAAGATGTCAGCAACAAAACGGTTACTGTCGATCACACCAGCAGTATTATTCGTATCATCACAGACAATCTTGAAGTCAATAATACCACGACGACCCTTAATATCACGAAGATAAGGTTCAATGGTATTTCTGAATGAAGAACGTGTGAATTCGTCATTGATTTCAAACAATTGATATTGCGAAGCATTAGCAACCGCTTTCTCAAGAGTGTTAAACAGACGACGAACATTGATACGATCAAATGCACCCGGTTTAGCTTGAGATGTCTTATCACCGAAGAGTAAGATGCCTTTACCTGGGAACGAAACAATCGGATTGATACGAGCCTTATAGAGCGTATCACGATCATTTTGATTCGGATTATAAGCAAGCTTAGTCACACCGCGAAGTTGACCACGAGTATATCCAGCTGGAGAACTCCAAGGCTCTGAAACAAGATCGGTGTTAGCGCAAAGACCAGCCATATGACCAGCAGCTGCAATCCACGAATACGTGTCAGTATACTTGTTATAAACATATACTGGAGTTGAATCGAACACTATAAAAGAAGAACCAGCGCCTAAGGTTTGATCTTGAAATTTAGCAAGTATAGCATCTTGTTTAGCAACATTCGATGTCATTGAAGTGATACTCAGTGGTGCTGAAATAAATCCAACTAGATTACGACGAGATTCAACAATAGTGAATAAAGCATCATCAACAGTAAATTGTACCCACAAGCTGCTGTTTACCGAATTTTCAGTAAACAGTAAATTTATATCGATAATATTAGGGTCAGAAAGACCGATAACATCAAGAGCATTCACAACAGATTGTGATCTCTTTATTGAATCAGCACCACCTAACAGTAAGAAAAGATTTTGACCACCTAAGTTATTACCACCACTAAGACTATATGTAGCAGGCTGTCCTGTTACTAATGCTGGAGAGAACTGAATAATCGAATTGGCAGCAATCGCATATTCTGTTTCTTGGCCAGTCTGTGGTCCAACCCGAAGGTCAATATTACCCACATATACTTTAATCTTAGAGTCGAGCAGTGCGTTAGACGTAACTAAAGCGTCATTAAGATAACTTGACAATTCTCCAGCGGTAAATGTGTTGGTACCAGAATATGTGTATTTGACATTAATGAAACCATTTGCACTATCTGGAGCCGTAACAACACATGTTTTAGCACCAGAAATAGCTTTAACAAATGTTACAGTAATATTATTACCCTTAGTTCCAGCAAAACCAGCAAAATTACTTTGAGCAACAAACTTAATGATATTATTTTCAATAACTGGGTCTTGAGTAACACCATTTATAATACTTGTAATCGTGGATTTACCATTAAAACTAAGAGTAGCATTAATCCACTCTGCGTAACCAAGTCGATAGAAACCACCCGTATTGAGTGCATCTGCAAGTGTTTTATCTGCATTATAGTAGGATGTAGCAAGTGATCCAGCATAAATATATGCTGAATTCTGGTTGATAACATCTTTATAATAAAGCGAAGCACCATTGACATCTTTGGCATCAGATGCCAAAGAAAGTCCAGCAAATTTTTCAAGAATTGTACCAGCAGTTCCGCTAAATTTACCCAGAGAATCGATTACCAAAAGGTGAAACTCATCCAATAAATTTTCAAAGGGATTTCCATTAATGGCTAAAGATACGTTTTTCGCCGCGATAGTTGAGCTAGATGGTCCATCGAAATTGATATTATCAGATCCATGGAGAACAATAACTTGAATCCCATTACCTAATGAACCGGCATATCGAGCGGCGAATGGCGAGGAAATACCATTGTTCGCATCGAAAGTTTCGGCATTCTTGATTTGTACACCAAGACCAGTAGAAGTAGCATTCAAGTCGGTCGAATCGATTGCACGAACAACACTTAAAGAATTTCCGTATTTAAGGAAACTGGCAGCTGTTAAGAATGAAGCAGAAGTAGTATCTCCAGAAACGGGAGTTCCAAAGATAGCACCAAGTTCTTTTTCTGAACTAACCGAAACGATTTGTTCGGCTGGTCCCCAGTTAAAATGACCAGCATATCCACCAGAGGAGGTAGACAAAGCAGGCACGACGTTAGTGGAATCAATCTCATTGATTGTAATTCCAGGTGATGTTAAATATCCCATATATTTTCTTTCAGTTGTTGTTAGTTAATGATAAGTCTTGACGCATAATAAGAAGCACTCAATGAAATGTATTTATAATTTTAGTGATTTTAGAATGTCCCCCATTCTTGCTGTGCTTTTATAATATCAGCATATTCTGGACTCATAGCATTTTCATCTGCAGAAAATATACCAAATAAAGGAACGTCTTCTTCCATTTCACGAATTCTTTCTGAATATAATAACTGCTTTAGATCAATAGTGGATATATCACCGAATGCTTCAGATGAAACAAACCAAGCAAATAACACCAGATTCATAACCATATCGTCATGTGTACTTCCAGCTGCCTGATAAGAACCACCGCGTGACTCAAAGGAACTTAGCTCATGAATTGTATCTACATCGTAAATCATCAATTTACCAGACTCGATAATGTCTTTAAGATTAGAGCAACCAATGCGCTTAACCTTTTTGGTCATCGTCACACCGATACCACCAGACTTAACAGCTGATTCAACGAATGTATTTTCATATTCATATTCATGATAGACAGCATTACAAACAACCTGACCAGCATCGTTATTCTCAATAATAACCATTGCATTATTGTAAATCTTCGCAGTCCTAACAATAATATCTGGAAACAATAATGGTGAAATTAGGTTATCTCTAAATGTAGCCACCTGTTCAAATGGCATCACAGAAACATCAATTATAGTGAATGTTGAATAGTCTTGACCACGACCCTTAGATACATCAGCAACTAAAGCATAATGATGCGATTCTTTAGGTTCAAAGAAATAATTAACATCCCTCTGTCTATATGTTGGTTCTCTACCTTTAAGTCCAAGCAAAGCATCAGAAGAAATTAGAGTATTAGATGATCCGATAAAGGAATTTCCAAATTCTTGGGAGAACTGAAGTTCAGATGTGTTAGCTACGGTCTGCCTTTTCCATTCTTCGTCACGACCTGGGACATCCCACCAATCAACTCTGAATCCTTTAAAGTCATTTGCACCCTGAACTGCTCCCTCCCAAAGTCGATAAAATAGATTACCAACGCCGTTTGCCGTAGATGTAATGATTACCTTAGTCTGAGTTCCAGAAGTGATAACTGGATATGTCGATGTATAGAATTCGTTTGAATTTTCAACGAAAGCAAATTCGTCCAAGAACAAAAGGTTGATCGACATACCCCGAATCGAGGAAGCTGATGTGGCAGCGGCAACAATCTTAGAATTATTGGAGAATGCAATAGTTCCTTTATTAAAGACTTTACACCCAGGCTGAAGAAAGAATGGTAAGTTCTCAATAGCCAGAGAGATACGTGATAACATTTCACGAGCAGTTGCTCCCTTGTTAGCCAGAATTGCAATAGTCTTTTCGGAATGAAAGATCGCATACCAAAGCAGATAGGCAATAGAACTGATCGATTTACCAGATTGGCGACAAGCTAAGACAATGGAGAATCGATTGCTATTGAAATGCTTGAACATTTCCTCTTGATATGGATAAAGCAGGAATGGAACCAAGCCTCTGTCAAGGTTAATAACCTTAATATATGTTCTAGCGAAATATGCTGGATCCGCCATGCACTTCTGATATTCAACAATTTCATTAGCAGTAAAGCTCTGTTGATACCCATCGGGTTTGACGTATGGATTGCCGTTATAAGCATCCCGCTGATTATCACTATTATAAGCCATATTAAATATCTACTACCTCAGCTTTTTGAGATGTCAAAAACTTCTGAAGCTCAGTAGTGCTACCAACAAAAATTGAATTGTTTGTGGTAGTTGTATTACCACCATTATTATTGGATTTAGTTAAAGACTTTTCATGAAGCTTCTTTCGATCCTTCTGAAGGTTCATTAGCTGTTGGTTTAGATCAGCAGCCATTGTCAACATACCCGATAGAATCTCAAATGCTCTAGGAGTCTCAGAATCTGACGCAAGAGCCATCATGGTGGCGATAGATTCTTCAGCATTATCGATTAGCTTCTTTAATCTCTGACGTGAATACTCATAATCAGATTCGGTATCTTCAGCAATACTAGAATCAATCGTGGCTACAACTGGGACAACATCTTCTTTAGTGGAAGCTGGAATATGTTGAGACAATGATGCCATGATACTCTCTTTGTCTTTTTTCATTATTGAAATCCAAAGGTTGTATTGACAGTGAAATTCTCTTTAGTATCATTCACTGGATCACCCAATTCAAGATGAACTCTATCAATCGGTGTCGCATCGACTGGATTTAGACCTTCATATAGATTTGCATCCACAACTTTAATAACACTTTTCAAATTACTAATTGAGCCAATAAACTTAACTCTGATTGTAAAGTCTAAAGTGTAGACAAGATGGCGTTTAGTTGTTGTAAAATCGCCCTCATAATCATCTTGAAATGTCGTAGTATTTAAAGTAATAGGGACATCTGTGAGTGTTCCTGGCCCCTCAAGATCTTTGACCGTAATTGTATACTCTGGAGTAAATGTTGGAATAATCTGTTCAAAGATTTGAAGAGCATCATCTTGATTACGAGCAATAATATTTAACTGCATTCCAAGTAGATATGGAACACTTTGTTTAATAAAATTACGTTGACCATTATCTTCACCAGTAGCAAAGCTTCTAGTATTGAGCTTGTTCAATTTAACATTATTATCATAACCAATAGTTGTCATTTCAAAGCTCATACGAGGAAGTCTCAATGCAATATCGGTTGGATATTCATCACTTTCATTTGTCTTAATACGCATTAAGAAATGTTCTTTAGGGCCATATGCTAATGGAACCCGAGTAACATTCATAAGCTTACCATCGATAGCTTTTCCAGTATAGATATTATTAAAGATTGTACCGAATACGGCAACGATCTTTTTTAATGTTCCATTGTAATAATATGATCCATCTAACATAATTAAATAACGTGAGCGTCTCCAAATGGGTTTTCTACCGAGAAATCAATATATTCATTTCCGATACTTTCGAATGCATTGTTCTGTGATCCTGGATCATTATCATATGCAATAGGATTCATATCTCCAAGTTCATAGGTATCAACGATTGTAGATACGATTCCAGACTTCATACCAGTAAGTGTAGTTCCAACCGTTAGCTTATGGAAATTGCCATCATTAAAGCTGAGAACACCCATTCGTTCGGTCAGAACATCAGTTAATGGATCAACTGCATATTCCAGAAGCTTGGTATAACCTGTAACACCTGAAGGTAGAGTGATGATAAGTTTTTCATTAATGAAATGCCTTTCATTCGCAGTGAATTCCACTGAAGCAGTAACGATCTGAGAAGAAGTGCGTTGAAGATCATCAACAGAAGCAACACCAGTATCAATCTCTTGGTTTGCATACTCAAAGGTTTCGCATGTAAGTTTGAATGTCGGTACATTTTTTAGCTGGAAGAATGGTTTCTTATCTTCAACATATCTAATTTCAAATAAACCCTTAGTCATTGGGATATAGATCAAATCACCTTCGCGTGGTCGAATGGAATCTTTGGTGTATCCTTTATGACCGATCAGTTGATTCCAGCGTCTACGGGAAACAGCAAGTGTAATCTGATCACGAATCTCAAAACCAAACTTTGAATACATCTTACCGTCACCTTCAAGACCATCGATTGATTCAATATACATTTCAATCTTAAATGCAGAATCAAACTTGCTTAAAGTATCTTCATTCAGAATAAGATCAATCGAATAATATGATCTTGGCAGATACCAAATATCATGCCCGTAAATTTTCATAGCCTCGATAGTCAGATCTTCATATAGATCCTTTTCTGACTTAGCTCCTAAAGATATGTAAACATTTCGAGGCATAATAAAATATATTTATCACTAATAATACTATACTTAGCCGACGAAAAAGTCAGCTGGAAACGCGAATTTGGATTCAAACTCTTCTTCCATCTTTTCAATCTCAGCTTTCGCTTCTTCAAAGATCTTTGTGCCGTTAATTGTAACACCACCTGGTAGTTGCATTCCTTCAAACTTAGACAAGTTCTGACCCCATTGTTTTTTAATCAATGCAGTCAAATATTTCTTTAAAGCCATGTCATTATAGATGTCACGGTATGCTTCTGGATCAATCGTAAAGTAACCTTCGATGATAACATATTGTCCAGCATGAAGAGTATGCTTCCAATCGACCTCAATCTCAAGTCGATTCATATGACGAGAGAATACCACCTGTTGAGTCATACCATTCAACTGAAGTTCAATGAGACTCATATATTGCTTAGTGATTTCATAGTTCACAATAGAACCTGGATCACGAAGCGAATAGATGTCAGACATCATCATCTGATATTGAACTGAAAATAAGTCAGTTCCCATCATTGAAGAACCTTTCAATGGAAGAACACGAAGAACATAAGTCAATCTTTCTGGAAGAGTGATATATGTATTATCAATATCCTCCTGAGTTAATTGATGCTTCACAAAAGTTCTTTTAACAGCATCAGCATGATAATTCTGATAGAACTGAATTGCTTCATCCACACGATCTTCAATTTGATCCTCGTCAAGGTTGATTTCGATTACTGGTGCTCCTAATGCACGAAGGCAATAGTCAACGAGTCCTTGTCGTGTAGAAGGGTTAGCCATATTAAAATGTATTTATACCTTTAATTTCCATACGGCACCAAAAGTAAATGCACCAATTAAAACACTGAATAAAGACATCAAATGCTTTAATGAATTGATATAATACTGAACAAGACCATCTTTATTGATATTAAAGATATTATCAATAATTGTGTTTGCTCTTAGAACAAATGCCGTAATAATAAGACTTAGAATTAATATCAACAATCTTGGTTTCATATCACTTATTTAAAGAAGTATTTGTGTGCATTTTTCTCAAAATTCTTTCCAACAGAAATTATACCCGCAATAACTTCTGGTGAAATCACACCAATAATTCCATAAGCCATTGCTTTATACAATGAAGACATCTCGGTATGTTCTAATAAGAACCATGCGATTGTAGAACAAAGAGCAGCAGTGAGAATCTTTCTCAGTTGCTGCATCATAGAGAACTGTGTCTCACTGGAGATTAATCTTGCTAACATGCCACCGGCACCGATGAGTGGGATAAGCCATCCACCGTTTACGAATTCACGAAGCAAAGATTTTTCTGGTTCCATTAGATTTTAGAGAGGCATTAAATTGTTAATGGTATTTATAAAAATAAGATTTTAACACCAAGTAACATTGGGTATTTCATCATTTATAGGTCTTGATTGACCAGAGTTAGAACACCAGTAAATAAATTGATCCGCTCCGGCTGGAACGTCAATGTTGGAGTAATCACGATACAGGATCCAGTAATCCGATCCGTTGTATTCTCCGATCTCAAGCAGGCAGTGG